TACAGACCACATCTGTACCATCTTATTTTATTGCCATCGCCTAATCCACAGGACTCACATTGCCTGTCTATTAGGGGATAACCCCCGCACCCAAGCGGACTCAGCTTGAGTGTGGGACAAGGTAGGCACAACTCAGTCAAAGGAGAGCCACAACCTTTGATGAGCCCACTTTAAACTAAACACTAACCTAATTCCCATAGAGAGAACTATAAACACTAGAGAGAACTGTAAACACCAGAGTAAACTGTAAACTTCAGAGATAACTGTAAATCCATGTATTATGCCAAATACCAGTAACGCTAGCTGTAATCGCGAAACCTCAGTGAAGAGTAAACACCAGAAGCCCACTGTAAAAATACGAGGCACACAGAGTCAACTGTAAACCAGAGTCAACTGTAAACCGGAAGTCTAACCGCAGTAATTGGACTAGCTGACCACACAGCGATATTAAAGGGGTTAACACTGCCGCCATAAGCGTGACGCGAGGAAATTTAATCGACGGCAACTACGGTTCATCTGATTTAGGGAGTAGATAACCGAGGTGATTCCGATCCCCACGTAGTTGTTAGAGGTTGGAGGACCAACCGGGGTGTAGCATACCTCAAAATGCGTAGAGAGAACGCTCGATAAATAAGGACCAATCCCGGCCGAAAGGCAAAATAAGGCAGGGTTCGCGGCCCTGAAACAACGCGCAACAGCAGAGTACTACTTATATACGTGATAGACCGCCCCCTCTGGGCTCACCACCTAGACTGGGACGCGCTCGTTACTGACGAAACCGACAGGGAGTAGTTGGGAACGTTCGAAGAAGCCATACGCATCGTATATAAGCAGCTGTTGACTGGCATCGGAACGGCCAGCCTAAAAACTCTACCGACGACGATACCCGACAGGGGTATCGGGGGAGTCGGAACTTCCCCAAAAGAAAAACTTAAAAATTTTATCGGTGACAATGGAAGGTATAACAGAGATCCCAAAAGCTATTGCTAACTCTGCTGCACCAATTGTAGAAGGAATAGTAGCCAATGCGCTACCCCCACCAGCCGGGGAAATAGCCGCCGCCGCCGTTGCAGGTTTAGATACCGCATTAGGCGCAGGCGCCTCTAATGACCAGCCTATGGTCACCCCAAAGGACCCGTCTGACAAATCCACCACCAATCAGCCACGCAAGGCCACCCGTTTAGGTTTTAGGAGTGACGATCTCCTCGAAGATCAGAGCTCTATCGTAAATATGGAACCGTTTTCGGGTGATTTACGTGAAGTATTGAGAATCCCTTCACGGCTGACAACGAGACAGTGGACTACATCAGACAAGCCAGGTACTTTCTGGGAACATGGAGTAACCCCAAACATCGCCAAACTCAGAGTATTTCAGGAGAATGACTATTACTTTAATAAATTTGAATCAACAAACCTCTCCCACTTCTCACTTTTCTACCAGTACTGGAGAGGGGAGATTGATTATACAGTAGAAGTTCTACCCACGAAATTTCATATGGGACAGCTCCTCATGGGATTTGTCCCCGGACCAGTTACCAAAAACATCACACTCAACGAATTCAGAAACGTAAAACCAATCATTCTGGACACAGGACGACGGAATAAAGTTACTATCACGGTACCATGGGTTCATAAGTACGACTACAAGCGAATTGACACATGGCCAGACCCGATAACGCCAAAAGGAGAAAGCTCAGATGTAACGGACCAAGCAATTGGAAAGTTTATTCTAATGGTACAGAACCCTTTGGTAGTAGCTAGTGATGGAGTTTCAACCAGCATTGATATTAACATCTACATCTCATCACGAAATATGGAATTTATGAACATGCGACAACCCGATCCCTCTTTGTACTATAGATATAGAGGTGTTCTCACTCAGGACGCCGATGAAGTTGACTGGACGAAGGGGAAAGGGGAACTACAATCCGACTTTTACACTGACGAAAGCCCAGCACCACGACAACCACCCTTAGGACGACGCGAAAACAATGAACGCCAAGCACGAACAGCAACACATGCAGATACAATTGACACATCACTAATCTTTGAAAGAGAATACCTGATAAAATCATCTCAAACAGTTAAGACAACTCAGACTGAGCAAACAGAAATCCACTCAACGACATACCCACGTGACTTTTTTCAATCAGACTTAGCACCTTATGGAATCGGACAATATTACAAGTACTACAGATCAGACTTTAAAATTACAATTAAACTACAACCAACATCTTTTCATGCAGGAGCACTCATTTTTTACGCCTACCCTGAGGAAGAAAACGACTTCACCTGGGCGGGTTTGACTAACCTACCACACTGCATCATCAACTTATGCCAACAAACTGAAGCATCTTTCATAGTGCCTTACGCATCCGTTACCCGCGTTTGGGCACTTGATGGAAATATGCAAGAGATTTACGTTAAAGGAAAGGTGTGGAACCAACTGCGCACCGGCACAGGAGGAACCACCACTCTGACTTTCTCAGTATACGCTCAAGCATTGAATGCTCAGCTCACAGTACCTTGCATTAAACGAAAAATACCCAACACCCAAGCAGGACACGACATATTGACAGACACAGCAACTGGAGACAAAGGAAAATCTAAAGCATTGACCGACCAAGAACGACCAAACCCAGGATACATGCCCTACCAAGTACACATGAACATGTATGACGCTATGAAACGCCCCGAGCTTTCTAGTTTTATTACATTTGACCTTGAAACCACACCATATACACGCCTTGGGGACATTACCACAACGCTACCAACTTGGATGTACTTGTACATGAGCACTTTCGCTTACAAGAGCGGGAGTGTTAGCATGATTCTTGACTTTGCAACCGGAATGACACCGAAGCTAGAGATGACTGCCATGTACCAGTATGATGAATATTTTCACGGACAAACACAGAAACGGAGAGCGGGACTCAAACCGATCTCATTATGGACAGGAAATGTAACTAATTGGACACCAGCACACGAACCACGGAAGGAAATCAACATACCATACTACGCCCAAACCCCAGTAAAGCGGAACGTGTATGGTTCAGGAGTAGCAGCAGAACGGAAATCACATGGATCGCTGGCGCTCTATGCGCGACAGAACAAACCGAATGATGACAAATACATGATGGCTGTGTGGAAAAAGATTGGAGAGGATTACCGCCTCTACTGGTTATGTTCCCCACAACATTATTACAGGAAACGGAAAAAGGTAAAACCTGATGAATTGATAATGCCACCCATCCCCGGAACACAGACAGGATGCGGTGGACTTAACACGACTCAGGACTCAGAAGATTACCAAGAATGCCGAGACGCCCACCCCACTCTATTACTCTCAGGAGATGTTGAAACTAACCCAGGCCCTGTTATGAGCCGATTGAATTGGTATGGCAAAGGAGTTTTGCAAAGCGATATCCCCTCTTTAGGAGATTTGGTACCGCAGTTACTTCGAGCCTTCAAAAACCCCACTTTAATCGCCTCTGTACTAGCGGCTTCGGGAGCAGTTTTGGCTCTCATTTCTTACCGACGACAGATAGCATCAGCCCTCACATCCTTAGTGATTGGCTCAACAGCAGACGCATACCTACGACAGCGAGGAACGACACTTGACAAAGTTGCTCAAGCGGCTAAGGATTTTGCAAACCTCATGCATAGCCTAGCCCTTACAATATGGCTTATGACTAAGATTTACACAGCAATTCGATATCCAAACACCTACTTCTGGTCGATGCTCGTACTAGACGTCACTTTTGTGGCAGTCGAGCTATCGACCAATGTCTTACCCGCACTCAAACTGCTAGTTGACCGATTTTTGAATGCAGAAGACCGAAACAGACCAGGACTACAATCAGGATTTGCACCAGACTTCGTGGCGGCAATGGTGGGAGTTGGTGTAACAGCCCTCTCAGCTTTGCTGGCTCACTATGGAATAGGAGACAGAACAATGGACCCACACATTAAACGGCAGATAGTGACGCGCATCGTAGGCGCAGGGGCAGTAACACTGGTAACAGTGATAACTGCTGTTGTAACGACGTACGTAGTTTACTATTTGTCTCTCGACTCAGACACCCAGAAATATAAGACCAAGTACGAAATGGAACTACCCAATCTGACCGCACTGATGAAGGAATGGTATGAACGGAAAACGACTTTAGGATTCACTCCAGTAAACATACACAAGACGCCCACTCACAAAGATTCACCATACCCAGGACACACCCATGCAGCTTTTGTCGTTCTATGCCAGACGAAAGGAGCTGATCTCACTGAAATGTTGCCATGGCTAGCAAGGGTTAATCCCCAAGTTAGCAGGTGGTTGCAGGACGTAGACGATACCGCCCAACTCTTACAGAAAACGGCACAATTCTCAAACGGACGGCCAGAGCCTATAGGCATCTGCCTTATGGGAAAGCCAGGACAAGGAAAATCAGTTTTAGCCACGACCATCCTGCCGGAACTGATTTTGACACAAGTAAAGTTAGCAGCAAAGTATGAGGACGCCAAACGACTAACCTATGCAGCACCAACAGACAAAGGACATGTTTTTTACGATGGATACAATGGACAACCTTGGTTTATGGTAGATGATTTCGGAGCAGCGACAGACGACGACAACTGGACAAAGATGATCAATATGATATCACCATCAAGTTTCACTATGAACATGGCATCTTTAGGAGAAAAAGGAACAATGCTTACTTCGAGATTCATCTGCATGACCACCAACCTACCAACACTTACAAATCCCAACAAGCTGAACTGCCCAGAAGCACTCACACGACGATTTCAACACACTTACACGATAACCGCACGAGACGAATACAAAGCTTTTGATAAATTGAACTACGGAAAAATGAACAAGGACTTACAAGAACTAACACCAGACCCAAATATCACACCACGACAAAACCTTATGAAATTCTTTGACAAGGTCTTTAAACTGGAGATCACTGATCCTCTTACGGGAACAGTGAACAATGAAATGAATTTAGAAGACGTTGTCAATGCAATTTCTTACCTCTACAACCAACGCGAGAACCAGAGCAACGATTTTCAGGACGCTCGTTACTCGTTTCAAGCCGGATGTAATTTACCGATTTTCACTAACAACTTATCCGACGCAGAACGAGTGACGATAGAACGGGACCTTCGACAAGCCCAACTTCAAGGACTTGCAACTGATCTCTTTACAGTAGTGGATGAAGCTCTTCGTCGAGCTGACATTCCTGCAAAAGAATACACTACTTTTTTCAAAGCCTATGAAACTCGATTTTTAGACCCGTACTCGATAGGACCGATTTTTAGAGCAGCAACTGACTGGGAGTTCTTAAATGAACTGCTAGTATTTCACACCCAGTACACTTATCAAATAAACCCATTTGTTGTACCACCATGGTTTGAAGACCACATCGAACGAGAAGTAACATTCCAAAGAGAAACGATTAAACAATACGGAAGACGATCCAGATTTTCGCTGAAGACGACACTAATTATGACATTTTTAGTAATAGCTACAGGGATTACCATAACGGTTTATACCTTGCAGCGAATACTAGTTGCGATAATAACTGCCGTGATCGATTTTTTTAAACCAGCAATGAAGGAAACTCAGATGTATCAAGCAGAACCACCGAAGGACGGCAAGAGGAAGAAACAGAAAATGGACAAGGACACGAAAAACCCAGTTGGGGATCTCCAGACCCTCAACGTCGGAAAGATACACGGAAATATACGGAGATGTGAATTCAAAGAAGGACTTGACACGTATTATACCGCAGTGACCCACGCACTTTTCATCGACGAACACACGTTTTTGATTAATACACACGCCCTAGACGCAGCGAGAGCGCGAGGCTACCTCCTTTATGTCAGAAATGACTTGGGAGGACAAGCTGAGCGCTATCAACACGTCCCCATCACGAATACCACCGTTGAAGTAACCACAGACATCACAATGGTACGGACACGGTGCAACTTTCAACACATACGACAAATACACGACAAATTTCTAACCCAATCAGCAATCACCCAATACTTTGAACGCGAGCGTGAAGGTGATTTTTGCCGAAGGCCAGTTCAGTACAGCGATTTAGCATCAAATGATCGCTGTCTGATTAATAACCCAACGGATTTGAAAATCACTGACGACTACTATACCAAATTGCATAATGGAAAGCTAACCTCATTCGAGGCACACATGGAAACACAAACTTACAAAGGACATTGCGGACTACCCTATTTGACAACCGGAAATGAACAGAAAGTACTTGGAATGCACGTAGGATGGAGTGACGACACAGCAAGCGGAGTGATACTTACTTACGAAGAAATTCACCGAGCCATGACAGCCATTGACGAGCAAAATGGAAAAATCACCTTAGTGGAGGCACACCAGCCAACACCGGACCGACATCGATATGGACAACCCACTGAGAAGGCTACGCAATTATGGAAAGACCCAACATTTCATTTAAAAGGACAATTGGAATTGAACGAATTCTTGATAAAGAAAGATGTACATGGAAAGCACGAATTCGTCGAAAGCAAGATATGTGACAAGCGATTATTTCCTGATGGCAAAGCCCCAACGACTATGAACAACACGATACTTTTGACCCGAGCGCAGAAATATGGATATGGACAAGGAACATGGCTACAGAATGATGATGCAGCGTATTCGTATGCTCTTGACTACTTCAAGTACCAGATCAATCTTCTACGAACTCGACCAGCTCGTACGCTCACTGAGCATGAAGTGATAAATGGAACAACCGACTTAGGATTGGCACCAATGCGGCGCGATGCATCACTTGGATATAATGGAGACCCAGACCACACCCGAGAAGACTACTTTGAACCACTACCCCAGCAACCAGGACAACCACAGTATTACAAACTCTCCCCCCTATTTGACACTTTTATGCACCCAGTATTGAAGAAGACTCTTAGGGAAGACTGGAACGATCGAATCAAACAAGGAAAGCAAGGACAACGACCGGAAAGCTTTTGGACATCAACACTGAAAGGAGAAATGAAGGCAGAAGAGAAAGTGAAAGCTGGTAAAACTCGAGTGTTTGAAGTCCCAGGCTTCACCATGGCACTCGAGCAGCGGCGCGTTTTAGGAAGTTTTATACAATTTTACCTTAACAACCCTGGATTCAGACTCGGACATGCTATCGGATATGATTATGAAGGAATGGGAGCTGCCCTCTACC